ACTTTGGCTGAAAAAAATAGAAAAGGATTTTGGATTATGATACACTCTTCTGATTTGCATAAATTGGAGGGTTATGGCAAAAGCGAAATGGAAGGAAGTAACATTCGAAAGAAAGAGCCGAAAACAGATAGGTCGGCACAAGAAACGAATGAATAAAGATGAAAAAAGATCATATAAAAAATATCGAGGACAAGGATAAGTCAGAAGATAAAACCTATGAAAATGAGGTAAATGATGATATGGATAAATTCTTGGAAGATATAGCAAACAATACACCAAACGAAGGACAATTTAATGAATCTTAAAGAAGGTGCAAAAGTAAATACAGATATTAAATCATTAATAGCTATTATTATAGGAGTAGCTGTAGGTGTATGGGCATATTTTGGTATTGTAGAAAAACTTAATCAGCATAGTACAACATTACAATTATATAAATCTGATTTAGAAAAAAATACAGAATTTAGAATAGGATGGCCACGGGGTACTTTAGGATCACTTCCCGCAGATTCTGAACAATTCATGCTTATTGAAGATTTGTATAAACAGGTAGAAAAATTACAAGTGCAACAAGAAGCAGGAATGCACAATAAAGTAAATATAGAATTTTTACAAAAGCAAGTAGAAAAATTATTAGAAGATGTTGAAGAATTAAAAGACAAAGCAAGAGATATGCATTATAAGAATGGTAATGGGAGCCACGAATGATTGAAACAGTAATAGCATTATTAATGATAGTGAATAACGAAATACAAGAACATAGAATACAGCCTTCTATGTCAGAATGTTTAAAAGGAAAAAGAATTGCAGATCGCCAATTAAAATCTGGTGGTAATGTTAGGTATCAATGTCTAAAATCAAAAGCTGAAATTGAGATATATTTAGACAAAAAACATATCAAAAAATTAATCTTAAAATAGGAGTATAATTATGGAGGAACCTCTATATGAAATCCATAATTCTTTTCGAATTGACTAATTTTCGTTGGTTGGGCTTTTTTTTAGCCATGCTGGGGGTATATCTGCTTTCAGACGGCGATTACTTTGGTAATCCAATGGTACAAGCCATAGGATGGGGTAGTGCTTGTCTTTCGGCTTTATTTTGGGTAATAATGGGTGTAAGAGATAAAGATATACCAAGAACTTTAATGGAATTGGTATATGCGATATTAGCATTACGGGCTATTATAAATTGGATTGGTTAAATGGATGAAAAAAGTCTAGCACGAGCAATAGAAATTGCTAAAGAACTAGAAAGGCGAAAAGCTACTAATCGTATGGAAGAGTACGATCCCTATGATTACCAAAAAAAATTTCACAACACATTAGCTAGTCAAAGATTATTAATGGCTGGTAATAGGGTCGGGAAGTCATTTTGCGGGGCCATGGAAATGGCATACCATATGACGGGTAAATACCCAATGTGGTGGGAAGGCAGAAAATTTAATAGACCTATTAGAGCATGGGTAGGGGGAGTTTCAAATGAAACCACTAGGGATGTCTGCCAAAAAGAGCTTCTCGGCCAACCAGATGATCCAACAGCAAAAGGTACAGGTTCAATTCCATTAAATGATATTGGTGATACAGTTAGAAAAGCTGGTGTACCAAATGCAGTAAATAGTGTTGTAGTAAAACATATTACAGGTGGATATTCAAGATTAGGTTTTAAAGCATATGAAATGGGCAAAGAAAAATGGATGGGTGAAAGTTTAGATGTAATATGGTTAGATGAAGAACCACCACAAGGTATATATTCACAAGCATTAACAAGAACAGCAGATAAAGGTGGAATAGTTTATATGACATTTACACCAGAACAAGGAATGACAGAAACTGTTGCACAATTTGTAAATAATTTAAAAGATGGACAAGCATTATTACAAGCGACATGGGATGATGCACCACATATGACACAAAAAGTTAGAGAACAAATATTAGAGGCATTACCACCACATGAAAGAAAAATGAGAGAACGAGGTATTCCTGTATTAGGTTCTGGTTTAGTATTTCCAATACCCGAAGAAGATATATTATGCGAACCAATAGAAATACCTACTCATTGGCCTAGACTTTGTGGAGTAGATTTTGGTTGGGATCACCCAACAGCAGTAGTATGGATAACATGGGATAGAGATAATGATATTGTATATTGTTATGATTCTTATGCATTAAGACAAGAAACAGTACCTGTCCATTCATCAGCAATAAATTCAAGGGGTAAATGGATTCCTGTAATATGGCCTATGGATGGAAGACAAGCAGATAAAGGATCGGGTAAAAATCTTACAGAACAATACAAAAAAGAAGGTGTTAATATGTTAAGAGAACATTTTAGCAATCCACCATCACAAGGTATGAAAGAAGGTACAGGTGGTAATTCTGTTGAGGCAGGAATAATGGAAATGCTTACAAGATTTAAAACAAAGAGATTGAAAATCTTTAAAAATCAAGATAAACTGCTAGAAGAGTTACGGATGTATCATAGAAAAGATGGTAAAATAGTTCCGAGCCATGATGATGTAATATCTGCGTTAAGATATTGTGTTATGTCATTAAGAAAAGCTAGGGTAAAGAATTATGAACCACAACAGATGTATTCGGATTCAAATTTTAACATTTTTAGTTAAGGAAAGGAAAATATGGGTGGATTTGTAAGAATCATTAGAAGAGTGTTTAGCAAACCTAAACAAGTTGTAGTTCAACAACAAGCTCCTGTTCAAACTGTTACTCAACAAACTGCTAAAAAAACTGATGCTAAAACTGCATCAACTATGGCGGCAAGTAAAGCAGGTAAGTATGGTGATGCTACACTTATGACAGAAGCAACAGGTGTTGAAGAAGAAGCAAATGTTTCTAAAACTGCATTAGGTGGATCGTCTATTAAAAAGAAAAAGAAATACGCATAGTTTATGATTGAAGTCGTAACTGACGACAAATGGCGACAACCTATAGGTAAATACCTTAAAGAAAAATGTTATATTTCTGCTGATATAGGAGATTCATTTTCTTATATTGGTTTTATTGAAGATGATAAAATACTAGGTGGTTTTCTTTTTACAGATTTTGATGGACACAACATCTATGTACATCTTGCTTTAGAAACTCCTAGAATTTTTAGTAGAAAGCATATAAAATATGTTTTTGACTATGGTTTTAACCAATTAAAATGTGGTAGGATGACTGCTGTGTGTAGAAATGGTTATGAAAGGAATGAACGCATTTTAAGTGGGACAGGATGGCAAAAAGAAGGTATAGTAAGAAAAGTTATGAAAATAAATAATGAATTTGTAGATGCGGCAATATACGGAATGTTAAAAAAAGAATGTAAATGGATCGGAGGAAATAATGGGCGGTAAATCACAGCCACAAATGCCACCACCTGTAGATACTAGATTAGAAGATTCTGCGGCTAAAGCAGAAGCAAAAGTAGAAGCAGAAAAACAAAAAATGATGGGTACTAAAAAAAAGGGTATGTATGGTACAGTTTTAACAAGTGGTACAGGTGTAGAAGAAGAAGCAACTACATCACAAAGTTTATTGGGCGGAAAAAAATATTAAATGGCAACTTTTGAATATATAAAAAAAAGATGTTCTGCATTAGAATCTGACCGACAAACTTGGGAAGATCATTGGCAAGATATATTAGATTATGTTATGCCAAGAAAAGCAGATGTTACTTTTGTAAGATCAAAAGGTGAAAAAAGAACAGAAGTTTTATTTGATTCAACAGCTATTACAGCAAATAATTTATTAGCGGCAAGTCTTCAAGGAACATTAACATCTCCATCATTACCTTGGTTTCATTTAAAATTAAGAGATGAAGACGCAAATCAAAATAGAGATGTACAATTATGGTTGGAAGATTCAGCTAGAAGAATGTACGATATGTTTAATGAATCTAATTTTAATACAGAAGTACATGAATTATATTTAGATTTAACATCAGTAGGTACAGGTGCAATATTTGTAGAAGAAGGAAATGATGGTTTTTCAAATAGTGGTATTCATTTTAATTGCTTACATATTGCAGAATATTTTATTCAAGAAAATGTTAATGGAAAAGTAGATACACTTTATAGAAAATATAAATTAACAGCAAGACAAGCTATAGAAGAATTTGGCGAAGATAATGTCGGTGAAAAAATTATTGAAGCCGCAAAAAATAAACCAGATAAACAATTTAATTTTAT